AGTGGCTGTTGGACGCTTTCGAAATGACAGAGTTCCCACTTACATTGTCCCAGCGGTGCCCCAGTGCCGTTGTGCAGTATGTGCAACAAATTGTGCCCGAGTTCCGCGCGTCACGCGATGGCGGCAATGTTAGCTACAGCATCTGCTGATGTTTCGCCACTCTTAACCGGTGCTTGATCAGCATCGATTTCAACGCCCGGAACATTTAGTTCAATACCGTCTGCGTTGAAGTCTTTAACTAAAGATTGGATAGCAGGATTAGAGTCATACATTGCTTTGAATGTCTCATAATCCGCACCCATTTCGAATCCGCTGTCAGTGGCAATCTTTTGCAATGTAGCCCAATTTAATTTAGCTGGTTGCTTTTTAGATGAGGCTCTTCCTATGAAGTTCCTCATAATCATTACAAACTTATCTAAGCCTGTATCGTCGCCTGCGAATTCAAAAAATCTCATCTTAGTGTTGCCAGTTGTTTTTGTTGGTCTGCTAATTGCTTTTGCAAACCCAACATCATTTGGCGTTCTTCTTGCAAACGCTTGATGTCAAATCTAGCCTTTTCATTAGCTAAAGTTTTTTGTTCTTGCCCTGCATAATCCGTTACGGCAGGATTTACAAGACCATAGTTAATTTCGCCAGCCATAGTTTATCCTGTTAGTCGTAAGAGTTACTGTTAAACCAGCTATTATCAAAGCTGCTATTAGTTCCGTAGTCAGGGCCTGAATAAGACGCATTACCACCAAAGAAATTATCAAAACTACCGCCTTTGTACATATCGTACATTTGGCCCAATGCGTTACCGTAGTTACCATATTGGCTACCACGAATATTACCCATAGCTAATTGAGAATTGGCGGCGTTAGACCCTGCGGTCATAGCAAGATTACCTGCGTTAGCGCCGTATTGCCCTGCCGCGCCTGATAGCTGATTAGTAGCCGTTTGACCAATACCAGCAAGGCTTGCAGCGCGGTTATAGTTAGTATTTGCTTGGTTTACACCAGCGTTATATTGAGTAACATAACGATTAAACGCGTTTTGATACTCTTGAGAGCCTTGCGCTTGACCGTAGTCTTGACCTGCTTTTAAGGCGTTGCCAGAGATTAAACCACCCCTAGCCGCCGCCGTAGCGTTCATGGCGTTAAGACCTTGTTGTATCCTAAATTGCGTCCCTGGATCCGTATTTTGATTGTAATTAAACGCAAACGTGGGTGTTTGAGAATAATCTCCCCCTTGCATCTTAGCTAGTGCGTTTACACCCGCTTCACGCCATGGGGCTTGAAGCTCGATTTGTTTGTCGAACATCTGCTTTTGCAGATTGGCAGCATGTCTTGATGCGTTTGCGCCTGTTTCGGCAGCCTGGGTGACGGCTTTTGCTTGTTGACTAGCGGGGCCAATCCCAATGACGTCTGCTACTGCGTTAATTACTGATCCCATGGCTTACGCTCCAATGTAAGTTTGCCGTCAATACGGCTGACTTCTTTAAATTTAAAAAACTTTGCCAACCGCAATGACTTATGGTTATCTTCGTGTATTTTAACAACAAGCGTACCGTATTTGTCGGTCATTTTTGCTAAATAGTCGTTACCCACATCACGAATACGCCATTTACCTTGCTTTTCTGGCAATACATACAAATCAAATTCGTTTCCTATTGCAATAAACACGCCGCCATCAAACGGCGTTATGTCAGCGTTCTGCTCAATATACTGCCGTATAGCGTGGCTAGGGGCAATTTTATCGTATTTAACCGCTGTATCGTAAACAAGCTGCCACATCTCATCACTTAAACCAAAACCATACATACCCGCTTGTGCGGGTGCGTGGTTATCGGCGTAGAGCAGTTGTCCCATTATGCTAATTGGATAACGCCAGAACCGCCAAGTTCAATAACGCCTGTAGAACCCCAGCTAGTGCCACTATAAAGAAGCAATGAATTAGCGCCGCTTGACTGCCATCTTGTAGTTACGCTTGTTGGTGCAGTTCCATAAGATGTGTAGTTAGGGGTTACAGATTGATAATTTCCTGATACGCCATATTTAATGTTAAAAGGTAATCCACTTACACTAACATCGCCTGTTGGATATCCTGTTGGAAAAGCCATTGCGCCATAAAAAGAGATAAACATTAGCTTACCTACAACAACATATGTTCCAGTTGGCTCTACTTCCCATGTTCCTGTAATACTACCGCCAGTTGAACCGCCAAAAACAGGCGTCCAAGTACCAACTTCATAGGCGTTAAAACGGTTGGCTTCTAAGACAGTTTGTTCAAAGCCCATCCCGCCGTTATAGAAAAAAGGGCCATTAATTTCTGTTCCAGCAGCTAAAGTCGCAGGGTACATATATGAATCTTCTATTCCAGCAGTTCTAGTCTTATATTGCGCTCTTAAAGTCGCTGTATTTAACTCTTTTCCATCAGTATTTAAAATAGAAAAGCCAATTCCAACACGGTTTCCAAGATTGGCTAAATCAGTAAATTTACAATTTCTAGCTGCAATAACCCTTGCATCTTCATTATCAAACTCTACTGCGGAAAGTCTTTCTCCAAAGTACGGAAAATTTGCGTTAACTGAATTAATTGGCATTTCACCGCAAATATCAAGTAAATATGCGCCTTGCCCTGGACCTGTTACAAATGAACCGTTATAAGTCCATTTAGATATTGGCTGTAAAAAATCACCGTCTGTAACGAGAACATTTAACGCGCCGTTATTATTTCCAGCAGTATTGCTTACCGTTTCGCCCTGAATAGAAGCATAAATTCGTTCATTATTTGCGGAATCTGTATTGGTAAAGTTAAGGCCATAACCTTCTACGGGTTCAGGCAAACTAGCACCACCACCTCCCCAAGCAGGGCCAGCTAATAACTGCGCTTCTGTAAATGCGTGATACTTAGGGATTAAGGTAGTCATAGTAAATCCTTATTTTTCTAAAGATGCTTTGTAATCGGCGATTACTTTTGGTGTCCAAGTAGCTTTAGCAATATCAATCACTTTTTGCTCTTGACCTGTTGTATTGTCGCCAGGGCATAGTGTCCAACGATGATAGTTAGAAGCTAGCAATTTTTCAGGTGCAACATCATCAAAAATATCAGAACGCTGACGAACCTGTAAAACGCCATTTTCCATAACCTCAATTTTGTCGATTGTTACTGTTTGTTGTAGTGCCATTTTATTTTCCTAATTGTCCTTCAGTTGGCCGTGTTAATGTAGGATGCTCCCATTTAGCTAAATAATCACCTTTGCCGTCTAAATCATTTTGCAAAAATATGGTTGCTGTGCGACCTACAAAATCTGCATCAGTTAATTCTGGATAAATTGACTTAATTTTTTCTAACATTATGCGCTCCTAATCATTCCTGCACTAAATAATTTATATGAATTTGAACCATATAAAGTAATTGTTCCTAATGATGTAACAGACATATAAAGTTCCAAATAATCAGTAGAACCGTTCATATAAACAATACCGCTTACATTGGGATAGACTTCATCTGGTAAAAGACCACTTAATAAAGTTCCTCTTATGAACTCAGAACCATTTTTATATAAAGATAAAGCATAAGCGCTTATTGACATCCCGCCACCATACGCCTCTACAACGCCGTTTACTTGATAATAACCAGCTACAGTTGGGGTAAATCTGTAAGTACTTGTATCAAAATTTGAATTTGTGTCAAATTGTTCTGTGTTAATGACTACTTTTGTAGCTACGCCACTTGAAATAGTTTGGTTGGTATTTCCATAAGCACTAAAAGCAGGGCCGCCCGTTGTCATTCCAGTTCCGCCGTTTGCTACAGCTAAAGTTCCGGCAAGTGTTATTGCACCTGTAGTTGAAGTATTTGGAGTTAAACCAGTAGTTCCGGCGCTAAACGAAGTAACTGTATTGGCAACATTGATTGTAATAGCAGCAGAACCGTTATAAGTTGTGCCAGAGCTAAACGATATATTTGTCCCAGCAGTCAAATTAAATAAATTACCGCCAAGCGATACGCCTGAAATAGTGCTGTTGGTTAATTGACTATTGGCGATATTGCCTAAAGTGCCGCCAAGCGTGATGTTACCTGAGCTAGTGACAGTGCCAGTTAAAGTAATGCCATTGACTGAGCCTGTACCACTAACAGAAGTGACTGTGCCTATCCATAACTTATCAGCTATTTGCTGTACTGTACCGCCTGGATCTTTATAAAACAAACGCCCGTCGGCAATGTTAATCGCTAGTTCAGAACCATTAGCGCTATTGGTTAAGTTAGCTGCGCCTGGGGTATTGCCAGTTGTACTGCTTGAATATAGCAGTATGGGGGTAAAGTTGCCTGTTTGCGCCATTATGTACTCGATATTGTTTGCCAGCCAGTTGCAGTATAAACACACAGTTTATTAAGTGTGGTGTCAAACAACACTTGCCCTGTAGCTGCACCTGTTATGGCATTTTTTTGCGCTGTAGTGGCGTTCGGAGCTACAAACGTAAAAGTATTGACTGGTGTTGCAGTGCAAAAATTTACAACGTCATTTACGTTTAGCCCATCTAAAAAAGTAATACTTGTTGAAGATGTTTCAACATAATTATCAACAGCTATTTGTTTAGAGCCGTTAACAAATACCAACAAAGTATTAGTTCCAGGCTGATAAGATAATGTGTTTAGAGTAAATACAGTTTGACCTTGAATAGCAATCTGCGTTTCTTCTTCACCCGTAAAATTTACAAAATTGCTATTAATACCATTTAAGTTATCCCAAGTAGCGATAAGCACATCATTTGTATCTTTAAGAACAAATTTATACGAAATGCTATCTGTTAGCCAAATTTCACCGCTATCAGGTACGCGGCCTGCCGCATTTAAGATAATAGGATTAGGTTGCGCTGTTATTCCAGATAAGCTTGTGTAAGTAACAGCGGGTGTAGTTGTGCCTGCTGAGTAAGTATAGAGCTTGCCGCCAGTCAATACGTTGCCGCTATTGTCAAAAAATTGTGCGGCTGCGCCAGCTACGGGTGAAAGATTAACGGCCATAAAAGACTCCTAAATTTAGACTGATTCTATTATTTTTTGTGATGATTGTCATCATTTTAAAACTGTCCTCCACCAATACCGCCTTTGGCAGTCAAAACTTCAGTTGAAGAATTAAAACGCAGGCCTGTGGAAAAGGTAGTGCTATTTGGAGCGCTTTGAAACGGTATTTCACCTGCAAGACCGCCAGCCAAATTTTTAGCAGTTTTAACAGTAATCGTATCAGGATCGCTCCAAACTGGCGATGTACCATTGCTAGTCATTACATAGTTAGGCAACCCAATAGCTAGTTTATTAAATTTAAAGCCATTATTGAAGTACAACATATCGCCAACAGCGTATGTACCAAGACCTGTACCACCGCTAGTTGTAGGTAAAAGACCGGTTCCCTGACCTGTTAAATAATACAGGTTATAAAAATAACGAAACCACTGCGTCGATACTAAGCCCGTTTGAAGGTCTACTATCGGTACCCGCGGCGCAGGGATTAAGGTAATGTTAGCGTTAGCCATTCGTGTTGGTGCCGCTTAGGAATAGCTCTGCTCCCGTAATAACAATCTTATTAGGGTCTGTACCTGATACCTCATAAATGCGGTCACGCAGCTTGGTAGTCATGCCAAGACGACGCCAAATAGCACGATAAAAATACTCGCCGATCTTACCCATTGAGATCCAATGTTCGCTTGACCAAGTATGACCACCGTCATCAGACCAACGCAGCATCACTTGTGGATCTTCACCTTGACCCGCTGTTATTCCACCGTTAGGAATAATATTCATTGAAAAAGTCAAATAATCACCAGTGTCAGTAACAACATTATTTACCGCAAGAGTACTAGCGTTAGATGTAGCAAAAAAAGCCACCGTAGGGTCGTTCGATATTCCTAAATTTATACCGACACCAGATTGACAATCAAGCTGAAGCGTATGTTGAGCAGTACGCTTCATATTATTGGAATTAGAACCTAAAGGACGCCATGAACGTATCCATTTTTGAATCGAGCCATTATCGGAATAAACATCAAGATCAAAAGCATATAAGTTACCGTTTTCATAGTCACCAACAATAGTTTGATTATTAAAGTTCATCTGACATTGACTACGATGCCGCGTAAATACGCCATTATTCCAACTTGCACGTTCATGCCAAGCGTTTGTGGATACATCATATACCCAAGTAGCATTAGCTTTAGGAAAGGTCAAAACATAGAAAGCGTGGCCTTCTTGCTGATAAGTGTAAGCAATAGCGTCAGATACATCGCCGTATTGCTGGATGGCATACTCTACGGCGTGAGTAGACACGCGTTTGCCAGTATAGCCTTGGTTACGATAGACAATTCCATAACCACGAGGGTCGGAGCCAAGCCAAAAAATGCTGTTATCTAACTTAGTAATAGAATTTTTAGCAATACAGCCGATTTCGTTATAAGCACCTTGAATTGGCGCTAATGGAAATGGCGTGGTGGCTGCATCATACCAAACTTCGGTTGTTCCAGATCCAAATACCCAAACTTCACGGTTATTGGCAATAATGGCTTGAACTAGGTCTGGTGAGCTTTCAGCGGCTGCAAACGCTAAAGGATTAATACTTGTGCCATCGAGTATGTCAGTCACCCAAATAATCTGTGTATTGGGTTGATTAAAAGCAAAATAGCCGTCAATATACGTTACTGTTGAAGCACCTGCAAAATCGGGATCTGTGACCTTAACAAAGGTATTTGTAGCCTCTGTGTAAATGTATAAGTCAGGATCGCAAGCAATAGCAATCTGAGTACCGCTATCAGCAATAGATACTGGGCCAGTCCCTGATACGTTGCCGATAAATTGTGCTGTGTAATCAGTTGAAATCTTATAAAACTTATTACCTGATATAACATATCCATCAACGCCGCCTGAAGCGTGAGTCCAAAGCCCTCGAATAGGGCCAGTTCCAATGTTAATTATTTTACGTAATCCTGGCGCGCGGTTAAGAAATCCACTTGTCATGCCGCCTTCGGGGATGGCTTCAGGAAATAGGTTAACCATGCGGTTGTCCGCCGCATTAACGCTACGAGCAACATAAGCTTGACCTAAAATTGGGGTTAGCATAAATTAAGCTACCGTAGCACCACGGACACCAATTACCGCCCAACCTTGCGTAAAGTATTGCAAAGTAACTGAATCACCTACGTTAGTAAACGTAATTGTTGAATATCCGATGGATGTATTTGGCGTAAGAACGCCTGTGTCCGCTCCCGCCGTTTCAGATACATAAACGATTATCTTAACTTGCCCTGTCGTACCATTAGCAAGTGTAAGCGCATCTCCAGTAGTGGTCGAAGTAAAAGCAGTAGAAAGCGTAGTTAGATTAATTGCGCCTGCACCATTAAGTGATTGTGTGGTTCCAAAAATAGGGCCTGTAGATATAGAAGTTGCAGTAGCATTACCGAGTACCGGCGAAATAAGCGTTGGACTGCTAGCAAAAACTAATGCGCCCGTCCCCGTTTCATCAGTAACTGCGGTTCTAAGATTAGCTGAAGTTGGCGAACCTAAAAAAGCGGCGATTCCAGCGCCTAAACTTGCAATTCCTGTACCGCCATTTGCGGGAGGTAAAATACCTGTAACACCAGAAGTAAGAGGAAGCCCTGTGCAATTCGTAAGCGTCCCTGATTGAGGCGTACCTAGAATAGGTGCTGTTAGCGTTGTATTTGTAAATAACAACGCGTTAGAAATTTGCTTGGTATTTGCGCCTTGCTGGATAGGAATTAAATCACCAAGCGTAGCTAAAGTAGCTATAGGCAATTGAGATATAGTTACATTTGACATATTTAATCCTAATAGTTACCAGCAAAGATGTTAAAGCGCTGACGAGTAGCAACAATGCTGTAAGGCAGAGCCATGATGTCGTCAGGATTATTAATCCTTTTAAGATTGCGCTTAGAAGTCATCGCAATACGAGCCACGTTAGGTGGCGGCTCAACACCAAATTCATTAGCAATCTCGCAAGCCAAATTGTACTTAAAGCATCTTAAATAGCCTGGGGGAAATGCCAATTCAGTAGAAAGACTTGCAGGTTGCTTTAATTCTTCATACGAAATAATGTGAAATTCCAAGATTTTGGTTGGAACTGGGTACACAGTCATCTGAATGTTAGGAAACTGTGTATTAACCCACATTACTTGAGGATAGGTCGAAGTAACCGTTTTAACCGCAATACCATCGTATTGCTGTTGGTTAATCAGTTTGATACCAAACGAGATATTATTTGCAGGGTCGCGGAAGTAAGACGCATCATCAACCAAAATAGGACGATTGCCTACGGTATCGCCAGTAGGCCCTAAAGTCTGTGACCTTTGATTTGGTGGCCACATAACGATTTGATCTTGGGTAGCAAAAACAGACAACGCCTCAGTATTCCAAGAATCAATCATTTGATTCAAGGCGGCAAGCGCATCTTGAGCAGTAGCAGCGGAAGGCGTTTCGCCTTCGGCGAGCATCCCGATTAAGCGTAATGCTCCATTTATTTGGTCGGCGGCTGTAGTTGCCATAACAACTCCTTACTCTGCGGTTTTACGACGTCTTTTAACATCCAGTGTATTAACAGGAGCCGCAACTTCAGTAGGTTCCTCTACTGTTTCAACTTCTTCAGAAATTGATGGCGTATCAAGAGTATATCGCACCCAGCCATTTTGTTCATCAAATTCTGCTTCTTGTTCCATAGTAGCAATTTTGTTACCGTGGTCAGGATGTTTTAAATAAATAATTGGCATGATTTCTTTAGTTAGATAGGGGCCGAAGCCCCTATTTTATTACGCTACAACAGGATACTGCCATTTAGTGCCGTCAGCAATAAACAATTTGCCTAAGCCAGTTGCATTGGTTGTAGTAGCCAATGAACCAACAGGAGCAGAAGTTGTTGTGCTGTTAGCAGTAATTGCAGTAGTCAAAAAGTAGATACCAGCAACAGCGTTAGACGCTGCGGCAGTAGCACTTGATGTAACACTAGTAGCAGTAACAGCGCCGAGCGTGGAAGTGCCGGTAACTGTCAAGCTATCAAACTGTGGGTCTGCATAAGCAACACCCGTAGCCTTTGTATTTGGCATGATTTTTCCTTTATAAAACCCGCCCCGAAGGGCGGGATATTACATTAACCAGCGATACGGTAGAAAACGTAAGTTGCTACGTCTGTCTTGCGAACACGCCATACACAAGATGAGTTAGCTGACACAGCAGCAACACCAACAAGAGTACAACCTGTATTAGCAGTAACAGTAGCAGCGTTAGATCCACCGATATTGATGATAGAAAAATCAAAAGAGCTTTGTGGCTTCATGCTTGGAAAAGCGCTGTCAAGGTCAGAACCCAAAGGTACTGTCAATGCAACTGCTGCGCCTGTATAAGTGATGATGCCGTTAGCCAATTCAGCCGCAGTCAAAGTCGCTGCTGCTGTTTTAGCTACTGGAGCCTGTTGAGTGCCTAATACTACTTCGCCTAAATTGCCATCACCTAACTGATAGCCACCTGCGCCGTTTGGAAGTGCCATGATATTAATTCCTTAAAAAATGTGTTGAAAAGCCCCCGCTTGCGCGGGAGCATTTTAGGTTTAACCCCAGATACGACAAGCCATTGCTGGACGAATCGCGGAGTAACCATACAGAACGTCAATACGGCAAGGTAAACGGTCATTATTGATATCGTACTGACGTACAACACGCATAGAGATACCGTTGTGAACTTGGCGGGAAGCCATGTCAACACCTTGTGGCAACAACAAGTCAGCGGTCGCAAAAGTGATCGCATCGCGGTGGTATACCAAGTTTTGAGCGTACTGGCTGTTAGCAGAACCCAACATAGTTACAGTTTTACCTGCAATTGGGAAGCTGTTTACAGTTGCTAACGCATTGTTAGAAGTGTAAATAGCTGGGCTTACTGAAACAGTAGTTGTAGAAGAACCAGTTGCTACAGCAGTTACTGTGAACTGTTGCAATGAACCTGTAGACTCACGTGTTTGTGGGTTAACAGCATAGCAATCAGCGATAGTAAATACGTCACCAATGTTCCAAGTTTTGCTTGAACCAGTAAAGCTCAAACCAACAGAGGTAGCACCTTCAGTAGTAATTGTAGAAGTAACAGTGATAGAAGTACCCCAGTCACCAGTCAAATGTTGCTTGATAGATTGGCTCATGTTAACTTCGTCAAAGCCCAATACACCCATACCCATCATGCCATTCTTGAATTGACGGCTGATTGTGTCTGTAGGATTAAACAGACCTTTCATACCTTCAACCAAGCCAGCGTTGGCTGCTGGGTTAACAGTAGCGTAACGTGGGGACATAACAGCAGCGTTTTCGTTTAGTTTTTGTTGAGCTTGCAACAGAACCAAAGAAGTAGCTGGAGTTGTACCAGGAGTACCAACAGAGCTATAGATTGCTTTGTAGCTGTTTGCTACGTCAGCATCAATAGAAGAAGCCAACTGAGAGATACGTGGTTTCAAAACACGCTCAGCAAAGTCATCTAATTGCATTGTCAATTCAGCAGAGGTGAAGTTAACACCAATGTGTTTTTGGCTAGCAACAGACAAAGTTGTGTACTGTTCGTTGTCGTCTTGAACTTGCAAGGCGGCGCCGTCAGTTACCAAAGCGCGGTCTGGTAGGCGGATACGGAGAGTAGAACCGATTTTTGCGCCTTCAACAGCGAAAGAATCGTCATACTGGCGGTTTACGTTACGGGTTAGAACAAGATTATTCTCAAGGATCTCAAGAGCCTTGCGAGTAATCATGTCAATCGTTAAGATCGAGTTAGACATTATAGTTTCCTAATAAAAAATAGTTAGCGGTTTCTCTGCGCTTCCCACTTCTTGATCTGGCGTTGGCGTTCAGCTTCAATCCATTCTGACGTACTCATGTTCTTTACAGAACGAGGGTCAGTTGTATCAAAACTGGGCGATCCAGTGGATCTCGCCGTGACCGGAGCAATTGGTGCAGGGGCGCTCGAAGTCTTTTTAACAGGTGGATTGTCGCTTAATTTAGCTTCAATCTTCCCTAATTCTTTAGCTTGCAAAAGTGGCGATAAACGAGAAATACGTTCAGCTTCTTTCGGATTAGACCCTAGGTAATAAGCCATATCGGGGCCAACTTCAGATGCTTGAATCGTTTGAGCCATCTCGTTAGTGATTGGGAGCTTGGGATTGTATGCGACTTGTTCAAAGTCATCATATTTACTCCGTGCTTCTTCTTCTCTATCGTGATAAATCTCAATAGCTTCGGCTTGCAATTTAGCTTGCTCGCGTCTAGCGATTAGTTCTTCAGCCTTACGCTCAGCCAAAACTTCAGCATATTGCTCAGGTGATTCAAACGAATCGACAGGCGGGAGTTCGGCTGGAATTGCGCGCTTAGCTTGCATTTCTGCTTGCCTTGCAGCCTGTTCTCTTTCCCACTTACGTTGCTCTCTAGCAAGTCGTTTACCAATAGCTGCGTCCAATTCTTCTTGTGTGAAGGTCTTGGTTTCGACAACTTCTGGCTCTACTGCTTCCGGCGCTATTTCTACAGTTTCAGGTGCAGCCGTTGCCACCTGTTCTGGCGCGGTTACTTCCGCTGGTACTACTTCTTGACTTTCGTCCATGTCTTTTGTTTCCTAAAGAAACCCTGGTGTATCGCGCCAGTACGATTTAATTCTTTAAATATTAATCGAAGCTACTTTATCTTGTAAAGCCTTAACTCTTGCGTCAAGGTTAGCACGATCAGTAGCTAGTGTTGCTTGTGCAGCGGCTAGTGCAGCTTCAGCCTTAGTTACAGCGGCTTCGCGTTCAGCTACAGCAGATTCTTTAGCAGCTAATGCTTTAGCACTTGCAGCGATGTCAGCAGCAGATTGTTTTTCTGCGACTTCTATATCTTTTTCACGAGCATCTAAAGCAGATTGTTTTGCTTTTGATTCTTCGTTTTTAGCCTTAGCAGAAGCGAGAGCTTCATCAGCTTCAGTTTTACTTTTTTCAGCGTAAGCCTTAGCTTCAGCGAGTTTAGCGTTAGTTGCTTCAACAGCAGACAAAGCGCCTTGACGTTTTTCTAGCTCGTCACGCAAAACAGCCATTTTGCCAAGGTCTTTAAGAAAATCCTTGGTGAAATAGTCAATCAATTTACTAGAATCAATGCCGCCAGAACCGTTAGAAATGTCCATATATCACCTTTAAGCGTAATAGCTAATGTTGAGTTCGGCGGTACCGCCATTGTTAATAAATTGGATGCCTTTTAAATTGCCGTCATATTGCAAAGTTACGCCAGCAGCTAAAGGCATACCAACGGAGCCTGTAGGCGCGGTGCCATCATCGCGCCAACGTACGTTGCCAGTTAAAGGAGTAATCAATGCGATCGTAGGCATCTGTTTTAAACCTGTTTTATCTGTTTCAGGCACTGTAAGTCCTACTGCGGAGGTTAAATCAGTGATTTGCTGATAGCCTAGGCAAACGGTAATTGCTTTTAAATTGATTGACATTAGATTCTTCCTCTTTCCGTGAATGAACGGATTTTAATCCATAATTGTTCAGTTGCTACAATAATACCTTCAAAAAATCCACCTGCAAAGAATTTTCCGTTGAAAAATGGCCCCATTAAAATTCTCCGCCGCCGATATAGCTATTTTTCCAATAGCCATCTACAGCGTCATATAAAACGGCTTGCCCTTGTAGGGGGGTGTCAATTTGTGCGTTAGAGTCTGTACCACCCAAAGTTGAGCCTGCGTTGATACGAATTAAAATTGTGCCGCCGCCGCTAGAGCCGCCATTAATAACCGCAGCCATTTGCACTTTGACATTAGGTGCTACGGGTTGTGTTTTGGTCAAACCGCCAGCTACGGCTGGGTTGTACCAAAGAATGTCACCATCAGCGTAGCCTGTAGTGTTTACATTTCGTAGCGTTCCAAAAGATTGAACCAAGCCAAAACCATTAGTTGCAATCGCTTCAGCAGCAATACCCATAATATAAGTGCCATTTGTAATGCCTGTTGCGGGCGCGCCTGTAGGTACGCCGCTTGCGCCTACTGCACCCGTAAACATAATTACTTGGCCTTTAGCAATGGTCGAGGTGGCTTTGCAATAAAAGAATTGATCTTCGCCAATATGCTGAATGACGTTTCCGCCAATCATTCCAATACCTAATGTATTGTTGCCATCCCAACCCATTTGACCAGCGGTTAGCGTGGTTGCATAGGTTGTATCGAAATCAACAACATCAATATTTGGGCTTGAAAGCGTAGGATTTGTGCCAAAAACAAGCAATCCAGTACCTGTTTTGGTGGTCATTGCAGCTAAAAGATTAGCTGAGCTTGGTGTGCCAGCCCAAGTACCTACGTTTGCATCGGCGAACGCTATTGTGCGATCAGCGCTTAAATCACCGCCACCTGTAAGACCTGTGCTTGTAGAAACTAACCTAGAAGTCGGTACATAACCTGTAATTGCAACGCCTGACATTGTGCCGCCAGTAATAGCGACGTTGTTGGCGTTTTGTTCCGCCATTGTTCCCACACCAACCAAGCTATGATTGGCGTCCCAAGCTAGGGCGCCAGCAGCGCTGAACGAATCGTCAGCAGGCGTGGTGTGGGTAACAGTTATTGCCATTATGCTAAGAAGCGTAATTTATACAGAGTAGACAAATACAACTCAATAATACCGTCAATTAGGTTTTGTAGGGGGGTATCGTCTTTACTGCACACTTCATAACGCGCTTTTTCAATTTCTTCAAGCTGTGACTCTAAAAACTCAATCACATTGCTTGTTTTCTTAGCTGACATCAAGCTAATCGGGCCAATCAAACCATGACGGCCTTGATAAGCCTCAGCGAATGAGTCTGCAAGGTCAATAATTCCCTCGTAAAATTTTTGCAAAGCCTTATGTTTTGCATAGCTACGGGTGTTTAAGTGAACCGAATGGGTTACATCCCGAGCCAGAAAAAATAAACCTACAAAATCAGCGCATTTCATTGTGGCATTCCTTCAGGTGGCATTTGTTGAGGTGGCTGCATTGGCTGCGCCATCTCTTGTTCTCTCATATCTTCTTCTTGGATGTCCATCGCTGTATCGCGTTGCATTTCAGTCACAATGTCGCCATTGACCATCATGCCATGGACGGTGCCAAGCACAATATCTTGAATTTGCTCAGGTGACATAGACGCTTGAACCGCAGCCAAACGCTTGGTTTCAGCATCAAACAGCTTGATTTGGGCTTCAAAGTCTTTACGCTCAAGGTCTTGCATCTCAATAGAGCTACCGACGTTTTTAAGCATCTGGTGCATTTGCTCCATCTCTTGAGCCATCTGCTGCATCTGCTGTTCAGCCGCTTGGAGTGCAGGATCTTTGTCACCAGCTTCAAGTAATTTAGGATCAATGGTCTTAGCAAGACGAGCAGCCATCTCTTGAGCCCCAGGCCAATCCATATTCTTAACGAATAGGTCGCCTGCAACAGCCCAAAGTTGTGGGTTGCCTTGCAGAATCTGAGCCATAGCTTCCATCGCTTCTTGACGTTTAGTCATGTAGCCTGGGCCTGTAGTTGCCACGACGTCGTAGTAACCAACGCTAGGGTTGTAGATTTTTTCAATCACAATACCATCTTGGTCAACGATTTTCTTGACTGGTTCAGGTTGTGTTGGGTTAATTTTGACCATATCGACTTCGCCATCAATACCAATGATGCGAGCAATACGTTCTGTGTCGTAAATCTTAGGGATCAGGTCAATTAATTGGCGTGTACCGAAGCGAATTGCTTTAGTCAGGTTGTCGCCGTAATGGAACGTACCAACATCGCCTTGTCTTTCACGAGCAAGAATAGCTTTCCCCGAGCGTTCGTTGCTTGTGGCACCTAAGCTCGAGTCATACTGTCCAGTGGTGGACTTGATATCATCAGACGCGCCCATTTTGGCTTGAATCAAGCCAGTTTGTGCTAGTGGAGGTGGTGCGCGTTGAGGAAGTGGCAGTGTTGCGCCCATTCCGTCAGTAACGTCAGGGTTAACTTCCAAATACGGCCAATTGGTTGTGTTTGCAGTTTTCCACTGCATCTCATAACCTTCAAATTGACCGCCGTAACCGATAAACGGTGCTTTAGGCGCCAAGGCGAGCATTTCAGCCTCTTGTGACACCCAGTAGTTGTACATTCTTTGAGCATCTTTGGCGTTGCGAACCAAACCAGAGATGAAAATGCGACCATCTACTTCAAATTCGTTACCTACTACACGGATCACAGGGATCCATTTACCCGCCCATTCACGTTCTTCAAGCACTTCGTAGCCATTGGTTTTCATCCAAATGACTTTTTTAACATCAACAATACGTGATTTGATGGGTTTCAAACCCATTTGCTTCATATTTTTATCTTCAGGGCTGCCATCAAAGATAGCTTGATTGCCTGGATAAAGATTGAGCTTAGTTGGGATGTGTTTGTAGTAAAAATACTCAGCAATACGGATGGTATTCTCGGTTAGCCATTGGCTAAGTGAAGAATCGCCCACCCCTTGAGCGAGCATAGAACTAATCGGTGCAGCGTCGGGAAACAAACGCTCGTATTCCGTCTTAGGAATGTCCTCAGTAATGAAACAATACTCGGCATCTGAGCCGCATGGGTCTTGAATCGTTGGATCCATGTATACGCTAAACGCATTACGGATGCGGCCTAAACGAATGTCTTGGTCAAACGAATCATCGGTGCAATATTCAGTCAAAATACGGAAGTAACCTTCACCGTATGTCACCTGATTTTCGCAAGCGGTATCGTAGACGATATCGGCGTCAGACATATACTCAATATGACGCACCATGCCTTCAAATACTTCAGCTACTTCTACATCGCCTTTATCATCGGCTGGAATTACTTTTCCAGAAGGTCGATTTTGACGTTGTTCGTTGGTGACTTGTTTGACGTGCTGTGGCAGTTTGTTAATAGTAAGACAAGGTCTTGCGTTGATGGTCTGTCCTTGAACAGATCCGCGAGTTGCCAATACGTCAGCAGGCCATTGCCACTGATTATCTGGAGAACCAGCCATAAATCGAAGGTCATCTAACTCATCCTCACGGCTTTCCGATAGTGCAGACAATGCCATATCGAAGCGTGAACGCATTGTCGATAGGACATCCCGTGGATCATCTTCGGTTTTACCGCCGTCGGCTACGATGCCGACGATATTCATTGAGGTTTGGTCATACGCCATTTAGTATTCCGATCACATCAGGTTCGCGCATCATAAGCAATTCTTCCCCGTCAACAGTAACCTTCTGCCCGGAAAACTCACCGAATAGCACATGGTCGCCTTCTTTGACGTTCATAGGCTCAAGGAATCCCTTTGGATTCTTTTTACCTTCACCAATTGCCACAATGATACCGCTAAATAACTTGTTTTGGGGTAAAACTATTAAATCAGATAATTTTTCTGTATCTTGACGAATTAGAACGCAATTACTTAATGGTTTCAAGCTCATTTATTTTTTGCCTTTTGATGCGCTTTTGGACGCGGCTTCACGCTTGACCGAGTAGGCGATGGCGACGGCTTGCTTGACGGGCTTGCCGCTTTTGACTTCGGCTTTGACGTTTTCACGGAAGGCTTTAGAACTGGTGGATTTTTTGAGAGGCATGGTTCATCCTTTATTGGTTCGTTTGAACTGCGATAGAGATAACTTCCTAATTGAAATCGAAAACCTTTTTTACACACTAGGCGCTCATCAGGCGGTATCAAATATTCATCTTTAGTAGCCGCAGCTAATTTAAAGCTACCTATTTTGAGCGATATAAACATTATGACCCCATCCATGAGTTAAAGGCCGCGCCTTGAGATTGGTACGTTTGTTTGCGAAGTATACTCTTGGTTTCCCGATGTGCAACAGGAAACGCAAACGTCAACGCGATGGCGTCGGCGCTGTCCGGTGACGCTAGTCCCCGTGCCTTCATGTCCTTTTTGCTTTCCAAGAATATGGCGCCCTTGCTGTCAGGCTTCATCAGCGGTGAGATGAGGTCAGTCTTGAGCGTCTTGATCTGCGGAATTGATGCCGTTTTGAGCCACTCCTTCATCGCTCCCCATATCTGGGCGCGTAGGTTGCCGTACATCATCGGATTCTTTGATCGGTTGGCGAAGTTCACACCCCGCACCTTGTAGCGTTGCTCCTTGAGTCGGTCGACCACCCCTGCTCCTAGACCACCTTCGTCGATGGCTGTGACCGCTGGCTGATACTGCTCTATCGCTTCAATTACGTGGCCGACCACCGTCATGGTGTCGTCGCCCTTAAACTTGCGGATCTCCAAGATGTCCCGGCCCTGCCGTACGGCGATGACCGTCGAGTCCGAGCCGAACCGTGCTGGGTCGACGCCGATGACGATGGGCGCGGAGTCGTCCTTGAGCTTCTCGCGGCGCATGGCTTCGTCCACCAAACTGGATGGTATGAACTGATCGTCGCCTTCCGATGGGAACGAACCATAAACCTCAACGTGCGCCTGGTAGGAGTCAGGGCCGTATTCTTCAATAATCTGGTTGTAGACGTTCTTGTCGGTACCCTCTACATCACGGGCGTCGACTTGCCGCGACTTCCAAAAGTCCCGTTTGCTACCTTCGATCGCTTCATAGAAGTAGCCTGTATTGCGACGCGGGTTGCTAAAGCAACACCAAAAGCGGTTGGGCGTATTCTCAGTAAAGAAGCCTGACGTCACCGCCCAGATGGAGTCGTCAATACCGGACGCTTCATCAAACACGACCATAACCCCGTCGTAGTTATGTACACCCGCGAACGCGTCGGGATTCTCCGCCGACCATAGCCTGCCCTCTAAGTTCCAATACCTCGTGCCTTTCTTCAGATCACGCTCAACTAGCTCCGTGAGCCATTTGGCTGGCATCACGCGCGTAGCCGAAATCTCCCACCAGTAGGTATTGATCGCCATCGACGACCATTTGGTAATCTCCGCCCAAGTGACTGAGCGTAGCTGGCTCTCAGAGTTAGCGGACACGATGACCGTTGCCCCGATGCGGGTTGTCATCATCCATAGCACGAGCCAAGATACTAACGCCGACTTACCAATACCACGACCAGATGCGATCGCTAATCTGAGTACGTCGTAGTCGACCTTGCCGTTGTTCTGCTTGATATGTTCTGCTAGGTCTGTTAACACCTGACGCTGCCACTTGCGTGGGCCAGCGAAGTGTTCCAGCGGTGTGCCAGGCTCACCCCAAGGAAAGGCAAACATCACGAACGCTAGCGGATTGTCTTTGATGGCTGGCGACCAAAGCCGCGCCATGAGTTCTTGTTCGTC